TCAGCCTCTGTAGACGCGGAGTTGGAAGGAGCCCGAGCCGCCTAGGCAGTAGGGGCCGAGGTAGGTCTGCAGCCAGGGGTAAACATCAAAGACGTTGTTGATGGTGCCGACGGCTTGGCTGGTTTTGCTGTATTTGACTTGGAGGTCGCCCAGTTTGACTTCGTCGTAGAGGCCGGTGGTGCCAGTGCTATCAGTGATAGCACCAGTGTCATTGGCGAGGGCGCGTGCCAGTTCGTAGGTGGCGTACTTGATTTGGGCGGGAATTAGGGAGCACTCCAGCTCGACGCCGTCAACGTCGTAGTTGTTGCGGGGCCATTTGAGGGCTTGGTCTTCGTCGCAGCGGTCGCCCAGGTAGTTGAGGCTGTCGATCCAGCGGGTCGCTGAGATCAGGGCGCGGTTTTTCTGGTCGTCAGTCTTGTTGGTCCAGGTGGCGGAGTCGGGGACCGTTTCGAAGTACGAGTTGGCGTCGGCCAGCGTGACGTAGCTGTTGGCCGTGGCGCTACTCAAGGTGGCGTTAATTGTCGCGGCCACAGCAACTGTTCATTCTTTATTGCAGTGTAGCGGCAATGAAAAAGCCCCACCCGAAGGTGAGGCTTGAGTCGTCCACGGTCTGATTATCAGATGGTGGAGGTGTCGAGGGGGCTGTTGACAACGATCCGCACCAGGGGGATGAGGTCGATGTCGTAGGTGGCCTGCCAGTTGTCCTTGTCGTACAGCTGGGCGTTGGTCGGGTTGTCGGAAGCGGAGATCCACTTGGTGCCCATCACGTGATAGGCGCTGTGGTAATCCACCGAGAGCACGTCCTGCTTGGACAGGATGTTGCGGTCGGCTTCGATGCGGAGATCCTGCTGCACACCTTCCAGGATGGTGCCGGACTTGGTGAGGTAGCAGTTGAACTCACGCTGGTCGCCAGCGTCGCCAGGGGCAACGGTGTTGACCAGGGGGTCGATGATCACGCGGCAGCCGGCGAATTCGCCGATGCTGCGGGCACCGATGCCCACACCGCCACCGCCCCACACCACGGAACCGGCAGCAGCCAGAGCCGAGGTGGAGAAGGTCAGCAGACCCACCTGATACAGGTAGTAACCCACGGAGGGGTGAACAACCAAGGTGTCCAGCTCATCGCCGCGCTCGCCCAGCTTGGCGCGGGCTTCAGCGATGGTGGCGCCGGTCAGGAAGTTGGCTTCGGTAGCACCAGAAGCGGTGCCCTTGCCCTTATACATGCCGTTGGCGCCCAGAGGACCGTTGTTGGTGTCGGAGGCACCAAACAGGCCATAGAGGTGGCTGAACAGACGCTGGCTGCTCAGTTTGTTGATGGCGTCGGCCAGCTGGTTACGGATGTGAAGCATGGGGTCTTCACCAGCCGCAAGCATTGCGACGTCGTCCACTGCATACGCGAAACCACGGTGGCAGATGGTGGCGATCTGGGTGGCGGTGCCGATCTTCTGAGGGGTCAGATAACCGGCGTTGCTGGTGCCCCAGGTGGCCGTCCCGTTCATGATCTCCTCGGTAGGAGACACGGGGTTGAATTCGGGGACTTGGATGCGGGTGCCGCCTTCGCGGGCGTCCAGCAGGCTGTTGCGAACCACAGCGCCGCTCTTCAGGAAGAGGCTGCGCTCTTTGATGGCCTCAGACACATAGGTGCTGAGGTTATTGCGCTTGACGATGTCCGCAAGAAGGACACCGCCGGAATAGTTCTGAAATGGTGCGGCCATTTCTTAGTACCAGGGTTGGGGGTTTGCGGGGTCCTAGTCACGGACTAGGTGAAGCGCCACAGACGCAATTTAGAGTCCTGCTTCTCTCTTCAGCACAGCTGCGAGATCAGGGTCTTGACTAGAAATTAGCATCTGCTGGGTAAGGTTGATTGAACCTTCTTTCCAGGGGTTTGCTACTCCAGTCGAGGCAACTCCGACGGGAACGGGTTTGGCGCCCATTCCAGCGGCGGAGCTGGGTTTGAAGTGATGCTCGTAGCCCGAACCAGGGGCTTTCAGGGTGGCTAGATAGGTCGTGAGATCCTGCTCTACACCGCCGTTGAGCACGACGACGGCGCCTGAATCGTTTTTGCGAAGGTTGTTCTGCACCAGTTGCAGCATTTGCTCGGCGTTAATAGCGCCGGCTTGGCTGATTGCGGCCATTGCGCGTGTACGAATGGCGGCGTTTTCGTTGGACTGGCGCAAGTCCTCCAGCTGTTTTTGCAGGTCGAGGATTTGTTGGTCCTTTTCCTGTGCGGTGCGGTTGGCCTCTTCCCAGAGGTCCTTCCACTGGCCTTGGTCTTCCAGCGTCTTTTTACGCTGTTCGTCCTGTTTTTTGTAGACCTCGTCGAGTTTTAGCTTGATGCCTTGGAAACGTTCCTCAGCTTCGACGGCTTGGTTTTTTAGGGCGTTGATTTGAGCCTCATACTCGGCTCGGAAATCAAGTTGTGGAGCGTCGGTTCCAGCCACGGGCTGGGTAGGAGACGCCACGGGCGTTTCCTGGATGACTTGCTCTTCCATGAATTAGAACTCTGGGGTTTCGGTGGTTTCGGGGGCTTCGTAAGAAGCGGGTTCGGCGGTGGCTTTGCGGGTGCGCTTTGGCTTGTCTTCGGCGGGCGGTTCCGGCTTAGCCTGTGCCGCTTCATCCAGTTCGACCATCTCCCAGCGAGTGGAGCCGTCGGGTTGGATGACTTCAGCAAGTGTTTTCACTGCCAAAAGTATCAACTACTTTTGTAGTATACAACAAAAGAATTAAATGGTCGCTCCAACGTCATCAACAGTGGCTGGCGAAAGGTTTACCCATGCGCTCCCGGTGTAGCCCTCAAAGCAGCCGGCTGTGGTGTTAAAACGAATCATTCCGGTGGCGGGTGTGCCGGGGCGCTGGAGTGTTGTTCCAGTAGGCGCCTGGATGTATTGGTTGGCTGTGTAAAACGAGGTTGCAAGGGAGACGACGCCGTCGGTGACGTTGATGCCAGTTCCGGCGGTGACGGTGGCGTTGGAACCAGCAGGACCTGTTGCGCCTGTAGCGCCAGTAGGTCCGGTAGCGCCTTGGGGACCAGTGGCGCCGGTTAAACCTTGGGGGCCAGTGTCTCCTGTGTCGCCTTTGTCTCCCTTGTCGCCTTTGGGGCCGGTGGCGCCTGTTGCTCCAGTTAGGCCGGTTTCGCCTTGGGGACCTGTTGCGCCTTGAGGTCCGGTGGCACCTTGGGGTCCCTGTTCACCTTGGGGACCTTGTTCGCCTTGAGGTCCTTGAAGACCAGTAGCGCCTTGGGGGCCGGTGGCTCCAGTTGCGCCAGTTGCTCCAGTAGCGCCTGTGGTGCCGGTGTTGCCACGGGGGATGGTGAAGTTGAAGATTGCGGCGGACTCGGTGCCGACGTTGGTGACCGTGGCGGAAGTTCCGGCGTCGCCGGTGGTGACGGTGCCGATGGTGATTGATGCTCCACCGCCGCCTTCTTCGGTGCTGAGGTTGCCGTTGATGAGGAGTTCGGAATTACGGCCGGTGCCGCCGAGGGCTAGTGGGCTGTCGTTCCAGCCGGTGGAGGATTTGGGGCCGTAAAGCTCGGTGGTGCGGGTGTTGATGTACCAGTCGCCGGTGCGGCCTTCGGTGGTTGGGGGACCGTCGCCGGAAAGCAGGCTCTGGAATTGTTTGACGTCACGCGCCAGCTTGACCAGTGCGGTGACCTGGGCAAGCGTCAGGTATTCCTGCTTGGTGGCCATCGCTTACTGAAGCAGCGCGTTGAGGAGCTGCTCCATGCGGTCTGGGGTCAGTTCTTGGTCGTCGTTTTCTTCGCCGGGGGATTCTTCCGTTTCGGATTCGTCTTCGACTTCGCCGGGTTCTTCGCTGGGGAGGCTGCCGAGTTCCATCGAAGGGAGGATTTCGCCTTGGGTCAGGATGGCGCGGACTTCTTCGAGGGTGATGACGCCTTTGTCGAAGAGGGCTGTGATGGCGGTGACATCTTGGCCGATCAGGCGGTCGATGTCGAAATCGCGGCTGATGCTGACTTCAGGGGGTTCGATGCCGAGGTAAGCGCCAGCGAAGTCAAAAGCCTTTTGGAGGGTTTGTTCGAGGTCGAGGCTGACGGAGGCCAGCATGGAGTTGGTATCGACGCGGTCGAGGCGGCGAGCGTCGGCAGATTCGGCGACAAATTTTTGCTGGCTCAGCGTGCTGATGCCGAGCGTGGCCATTTGTTGCTGGAGTTCTTTGATCTCGTTGGATTGGGCTTCAAAGGCGCTGGAAGCGGGCTCCACGTAGTAGACCTTGTTGCCGGGGGCGGTGGCCATCGCGTAGTTGACGCTGATGGCCATGTCCGTGGTTTGGTCGTCCCAG